CAAATTAAAAAATCTTATGGATTTCTAAAAAGTCCATATAGTAATTACACAAAGGCAATTATTGAGAAACCTAAAGATATTGATAAAATTTATAATTATCTTGGATTAGGAATTTATTTTGTTACGCATGAAATCTTTAAATATTTAAAATCAAAAGATATTTTTATGAATGTTTTTAATCGTATAAGGAATGAGACAGTTATGCAGCAGTTAAATGGAGAGTATTATAATATAAATACTCTGGAGGAATTTGAAGATGCCAATAGATAAAAAATCTCAAGGAAAACTTAACAGAGAGGCAGGAGCCCGCTTTGAAAGAAAAGTAAGAAAAGACTTAGAAAGTAAGGGTTGGATTGTTGATAGATGGACTAATAATGTTAAATTTCCAAAAGATGATTTAAAAAATCCAAAAGTAATGTATATTGGAGATAATACTTGGCATAATTCTTATGGAAAATTAATCCCAGCAAAATCATTTATGGGACGTTCAAGAACTAATGGCTTTCCTGATTTTATTGTTTTTAGAAACATCAATTTAATAGATATTAGTTTCAAGGAATTACCCATTTCTGAAATTGTTTCTGAACCAATAAAAGGAATTAGAGTTTCAAAGAAAGTTCTTAAACCAAAAAAAGTTGGTGTTCTACAACAAGTAATAGGAGTAGAAGTAAAATCAAATGGTTATCTTTCAAAAGAAGAGAAAGAAAAATGCAAATGGCTTTTAGAAAATAATATTTTTTCTAAAATTTTAGTTGCTTCAAAATCTAAGAAAAGAGGAAAAATAAAATACAAGGGGTTCAAATGAGTTTAATTGCACATTGGAAGATGGATGATAATTTACCAACTACTGATGTAGTTGATAGTATAGGGGATAATAATGGGACTGCACAACAAAACACAGAGGATATAAGTGTAACAGGAAAGATAAATAGGGCCTTGTCTTTTAATGGAGTTGATGATTATATTAATTTAGGAACAGATTATAGCACCAGTTTTCCTCTTGGAAACAACCCAAGAACTGTTACATTTTGGACTTACATTAATAATGATGATGTTGGGTATGGATTAGTAGGTTATGGGGAAAGTGCTAATTTAAAAGAGTTTAGTATAGCGAAAACATCGAGTAATGACCTTAGAGTTCATAGATATGGAGGGACTATTTCACTTAGTGATAATAATACTTTGCTTGCTGGCAAATGGACTTTTGTTGCTGTTACTTATAATGGAACACATGCTACAGGTTTTATAGATGGTATAAAACAAAAAACTGTTGCAGTTTCATTAGATATTGGTAGTTCACTCTCTGCGGTAATTGGTGTAAGAGCTCATGGAAAACTCTATAAACTTAACGGCTCAATAGATGATGTTAGAGTATATAATTCAACTTTGACACCTGATGAAATTACAGAATTATTTTCTCCAACTCCTAAACCAAATAAATTAATGTTTGGAGGAAAATATGCTAAATCTAAAATGGGTAAAGCATTGGGACCTAAAAAAAATATTGAGAGGGCTTTAAGAAAAAATGAAAATAATATTTAAAGCAAATGTATTCAATCCGACAGGAATGGCGACAGCAAACAGAGAAATAATAAAAGAATTAACTAAGGCTAATCATACTGTCCAAACATCAGATATTTGGGGAGATTCATATGATTTCAATAAAGGATTAGAATATCTTAATAATCCAATAAATTCTAATGATAAAGATATAAGGACTTTATTTGCAGATTATCCAAAATCCTCTTGGAAAGAGGGATATGGAAGACGTTTTGGATTCTTCTTGCATGAAGGAACCAAAGTTCATCCAGTATGGATAGAGCAAATAACTCAATCAGTTGAGAAATTTTTTGTTCCTTCTGTTGCGACTAAAAATTTATTTAAGTGGAGTGGATTAAAAATCCCAATAGAAGTTAACCCTTATGGAGTTTCTGAATGTTATAAACCCCAGAGTTTAGAAAAAGATGATAACTTTATTTTTCTATCTGTAAATTCTTGGACTGGTAGGGTAGGAGACAGAAAGGGAACAGATATGTTGATTAAAGCATTTGATGAAGAATTTCAACCTCACGAAAAGGTAATTCTTGTTTTAAAGATAGGAACTTTCTGGATGGGTCCAATAGATTATATGAAATGTATCTATGATGTGCTTGGACACATAAACGAAAAGATAATGTTTAATGATAAATATGTGCCAGAAAAAGATTTAGTAGAATATTACAATAAATCAGATTGTTTTGTAGCACCTACAAGGGGGGAGGCATTTGGTTTAACTCTCGCGAACGCAAAAGCATGCGGAATTCCTTTAATCGTAACAAAAGATAATAATTCTGGACATATGGATTTTTGTAAAGATGATTCTACTCTTTGGATTGATACACTTGGTGTTGCCCCAGCCGATCCGATATTGTATTGTAAAGGAAATTATCAGCCAGTAATAAGTATTAAAAGTTTAAGAAAACAAATGAGATATGCGTTTGAGCATAAAGATGAATTAAGGCAAAAAGCAATTAAGAATTCTGAAAAGATAAGAAAAGAATTTACTTGGGAAAGAACAGCGAAAAAACTTGTGGAGGCAATGGTATGAAAATATTAAGTTGTTGTGACAATGCTTATGTGAGTACAGGATATGGAACTGCATGGACTAATTTACTAAAGAGAATGACTAAGTTAAAACCTGATTGGGAATTTTATCATTTGGGTTGGCAGGAAAGAAGCAGAAAAAGAATAACTATTGATGGTTTTGTTCATCTGCCTGCAGGAAAATTAGACAAGGCGTATGATAGGGTATTTACTTATCTTATGGAAATCAAACCAGATTTTTTTATTACTATGGCAGATGTAGGCGTGCAAGCAGGATATATAGAGCCTGTCTTTCAGGCAAAGCAGATGGGTTGGCAGGGAAAATGGATTGCATGGACACCTTTAGATTCTTATTCTTGGGCACTTGGTTGGGATGAGATTTTTGATGCACCTGATATAAATCTCGCAATGGCTCAGTTTGGAGAAAGCCAAATGAAAAAATATAATGTTCATGATGTAAGAATGATTCCTTTAGGAGTGGATACAAAAAAATACAAACCTTTAAACAGAAATGAATTGAGAAAAAAATTAGGGTTTGAAAATTATTTTATTGTAGGGTTTGTAGGAAGAAATCAAAAAAGAAAAATGTTGGATAGATTAATCAAAGGATTTGCTCAATTTTCAAAAGACAAGGAAGATGTTAAATTAGTATTACATACAGATATTGTGCCACCAGATTGCCCTGGGTGGGATTTGAGAACATTATTTCATAGATTCTCAAAGTTTGATAAGGATCTTACGAAAAAGAATAAGGTAATGTTTACAAAAGATAATTTGGATTTAATTAAAAGACAAAGCACAAGTCCTAATAAAATGGTTGATATTTATAATTTATTTGATTTATTTTGCTATGCGACTGGGGGGGAAGGTTTTGGAATGCCAGGAATTGAATGCCAGTCTTGTGGGGTTCCTTTAATCATGACAGATTGTACTACTGGTCCAGAATTGTGCAAAAAAGAAAATCTAATTCCAAGACTTAAAGATAAGTATGATAGGGATGTAATTGAGATAGGACAAAATGCTGTGGAGAACAAATATCCCGATGATGTTGAAATGGCTAAACTTCTTGAAAAGAAATATCTTGCATGGAAAAATGGAACATTAAAACAAGAAGGCGAAGCAGCAAGACAATTTTCATTAGATTATGATTGGGATATTATTTGTAATCGTTTGTTAAAATTATTTGAGGAAGAATAATGAGGACTATTACTCAAATTCTAAATAAAACAAAGTATGATGAAACCAATTTAGAATTCTTTTGGACAGAATGTATGCTCGATTTTGTTTTTTTTGCGAAGCATGTTATTGGATTTGATATAGCAGAATATCATAAAGAATGGTTTGAATTGGCAGAAAAGTATCCCCGATTGTGTCTAATGGCTTATAGAGGTTCAGGAAAGACGAATTGGTTTGCAGCATATTTTGTCTGGAAATCTGTGTTTGCAGAAGGATTAAACTTTCTTGTAATTTCGCAAGATTTTGAAGATAGTAAAAAGGTATTAAAAATAATTAAGGAAATGTTTTCAGGAAATGAATTATTAAGACAATTTATGCCCGAAGGTAGTGATCAAACATGGAAAGCAACGGAATTATCTACTAAAAATAAATGTGTGTTTTATTGTAAGACCTATAATGAAGGGGTGAGGGGATTGAGAATAGACTACCTTCTTTGCGATGAGGGAGGTAAATATGAAGATAAAATGATTTTTAAAACAGCAGTATCTCCTGTTGTTCAGTTGAATCGTGGAAGGATAATTGTGATTGGTACTCCAGAAAGTACTGCAGATTTACTTCACGATTTAAAAGAGAATGAAGTTTATTATTTTGATGAATATCCTGTTGAGATAGATGGGAAACCATTATGGCCCAAAAAATATACAATGGAAAATTATGATCATAATGGGAGGAGAAGTATTCCTGAAATAAAAAGAGAACTTGGTTCATTGGCTTTCCAACAAGAATATATGTTAACTCCTGTAAGTTCAGCAAATAGTCTTTTCCCAAAAGAATTAATTATGAAAGCGTTAGCAAAAAATGAAAAATTCTTGCCATTTGGAAGAAAAAATAAAAAATATTATCTTGGTTATGATATAGCAATAAGTCCAAAAGGAGATTTTCCTGTTATGACTGTTTTAGAAGTTGATGCAGATAAAAAATTAATTGCATATGCATCAAGGATAAGAGAAAGTTTTGATGACCAAATGGATAGATTTGATAGATTAATAAATGATTTCAAACCAGAAAAATCAATAATAGATGGGACTGGATTAGGAGATAAACAAGCAGTAGAAATAGAATCAAAATATTCTGGCATAGAAATTTTGAAGATAACTTATGATATAAAATATAAGATGATGATGGATTTAAGGAGAGAGTTTGAGAAGTTAAATATAATAATTCCTGCATCTGAGAAAGATCCAGAAACATGGGACTACAAAGATGAATTAATTCAAGAACTTTCAGAATTTCAATTAATAGTAGATCTTAGGAAAGGACAAACTATAAAACCAAAATTCAAATCAGGAAAATATGACGACTGTGTATCTTCATTAGCCATGGCAAACAAAGCAGCAGAGCAAGGATTTGGTGTTATTACTTTCAGGGGGGTAGAATGAAAACAAAAGTCGGAGATAAAATTTATGAATATGAATCTAAAGTTTTAGAAACTGTGAAAATAAACAAGATTATAAGGGACGAATTAAATAAAATTTGTAAGGATCAGAATATTATTAAGGGAAAATTGATTGAGGAATTTTATCGGGCAATAATCACAAAGTATCAAAGTGGAGATCTGAAGATAACTAAAGGATTTTTGACAATTAATGTATTTAATAAAAGGCTAAAAAAGAAGTCGAAAAGTATATAAAATACAGATTCTTATATATAATGTAAGAAAATGTCAAAAAATACAAAAGCAGTATCATTTAGGGGATTAGAGGAAGAATATATGCCTTCTGGAAAGTTTGGTCTTCCAAAGAACTTATTTACTTCTGAAGTAGGAGCCATAAATGTTGATACTTTATATCGAACAATAAGAGCATCACCTGAAGTTATGGCATGTTTTATGGCAATTATTGAAGATATTATGGCAGATGGTTGGAGATTTAGAAGTATTAGCAAATCTAAAAGAACAGGCAATAAGGCAATAAATAATGCCCAAGAATTTTCTAAAAAAGCAAGGTTCTTTAAAAAATTAACTGATGCAGGATTTGATTTTTTAGGAACAGGAAATGGATACATTCTTAAATTAAGTGTAGAGGAAGAAAAATTAAAAACACTTATAACAGCGATGACAAAAAACGTAGCAAGAAAAATGAAAGTAAAATTTGACAAAAATAAAATATTGAAATTAGTTAAGCAAAATTTAGGTACAGATATGCCAAAGGATTTGCAAGTTTTAAAATCATCTACAATGAAGACTAATTTTGATAAGACTGGAAAAATAATGAGTTATTCACAAAAAGTTGGAAGCGAAACAAGAGTTTATAGTCCTAAAGATATAATTCATTTGAGGGCATTAAGTATTGGCGGGCAGCCATATGGGTTTACTCCATTAGAACCCTTGCTTTCTGATATTGCTACATTAATTTTTGCTAAAGAATTTGCAGGCAAATTTTTTGAGAATGATGGTATGCCAACATTTATGATTAACATGCCGAAGGAAAGTCCAAATGGCAGGAATTATAAGAACTTAAAAAAAGAGTTGAAAGAATTAAAGAAGAAAAAGCAGAAGTATAGAACCATGATTACAACAGGAGAAATTAATGTTGATCAAATAAGCAAATTTAATAAAGATTTAGAATATTCAAAATTAATCGCACATTTTACCCAGCTTGTTTTTACTGCTTTAGGGGTTCCTCCAAGAAGAGTTCATTTTACATTAGACAAAAGGGTAGGAGATATTAGTTCTGTTGGAAAAGAAGATACTGGATATTGGAAGAAAATATCATTTACTCAAAAAGCATTTGAAGAAGTTTTAAATGCAGATTTATGGAATTCGTTTGGGGTTGAAATGACATTCAAAAGAGGGTATAAAATTGATGAGATGAGGGAGGCAGAGATTACAAGAATTTTATCAGAGATAGGAGCCATAACTATTGAAGAAGCAAGAGAAAGAATTGGAATGGATCCTGAGATGCCTGAAGGAACTCCAGCTATAAGCATAGGATCTGATAAAAGAATAAATGATGAAAAAGATAGAAAGGACGAAGTCAATCCCCCAAAAACACAAGAAGAAAAAAGAGATAATAAATTAAAGGAAATGAAATTAACTAAAACTACTTATAAATCTTTCAACAGCGACGCAATTCTGGTTCCTTTTGAAACTTTTAAATTAATAGTTGAGAAAAAAATGGGATATGGAAATTTTGAAAAAGGAAATGTCCTTTATCTTGAAACAGACGCAGAGTTTGTATTATTTTTTAATGATGGAAGTTGGAAGTATAAGGCAAAGGTTTTGAAAAAATCTCCTGAAGAAAATGATGAATTTAGACTTGAAGTTCTTAGAAATTTCATAAAATTGACTATATAGTTTATACATACAAAAACAATTACTTATAAATATGCAAGAAACTTCTGCATTCTATGCCATTGATAACTCCTAAACCAAATGAATCACAAAATAAGTTTATTTCAAGATGTATGTCTAATGAAACAATGAAAAAAGAATTTCCAGATCAGAAACAAAGGACTGCAGTTTGTTTTTCTCAATTTAGAAAAAAGAAATCTGCTGAAGGATTAAAAACATTTCATTTTACATGTAAACTTTCAGATTCTTGGGAAGAACAAATTGTTAATAAAGCAGCTGGTACGAAGGCTCCTCAAAGATTTGTTGAAACTATCGTATCAGGTTTAAAAGAAGATAGAGATGGAGAGAGAATGTCGCAGAATGCAATAAACAGTATGGTTGAACAATTTAAATCAGGCACAATTCCTTTCTTTCCAGATCATGGTAGGGATGAAGTAACTGGAGAAAAATTTGTATATTCCTGGAAACAGATGATGGGAGTCTGGATTGATGGAAAACAAGAGGGAGATCATTTAAAGGCAGTAGTAAGATTAAATATGGAACATCCAGATCAAGATTTATTTTGGAGATATGTTCATGTTGCTAAAATGCCAATAGGATTTAGTATTGGTGGACAAACTTCAGAACCAAAAGAAATATTTGTAGATGAAGAAGGAAAAGAAATAGTAAAAGCAGTTACTTATAATTGTGAATGTATTGAGTGTGGTTATAAAATTAAATCAACTGAACATTGTGCAAATATTAAATGTCCTAAATGTGGTGGTCAAATGAGAAGGGCTGAAAGGCCTGGCCCCGGACAGAAGAGTATAATAAAAGCAAAAGTTACAAATCTGGAAGCAAAAAGGAGAGCATTAGGAATGAGTGTTAGTCAATTTTATGCTGCGCCAAGAGATCCGCCAAGTAAAAGCGCACTGCCTATTTTTGATGCTGCTCACACAAGAAATGCTATGGCAAGATTTAATCAAACTCACTTTTTAAGTTCAGCAGAAAAAGCAAAAGCAAGAAGAAAGATAATTGCGGCAGCAAGAAAATTTAAAATTGATTCTTCAGGATTTGAAGAAAAAACTAAAAAATGAAAAAAATTCACAAAAGAAAAATAAGAGAATTTGGAAAGATAATATTATTTGAATTCCCAAAGGATTTAGTTAGTGATGAATTAAATATGGAGATTAACAAAATGGTTGATGAAGATCAATCACAGGATGCAAAAACTTCTGAAACTGAAGACAATGCTACAGAAACTGAAGTAGAAGGCTCTGAAGAAACTGAAGAAGAAACTGAAACTTCTAAAGCAGAAAATTCTGAAACTGATGAGGTTGATGAATCTGAGGAAACTGATGGTTCTGAAGCTAAAAGTATTAACGCCGATGCTATAACTAAGATAATGGCAAAAGCCGTATCTGATGGAATAGCAAAGGGAATGGAAGCTGTTCAGACAAACCGTGGACTTACAGATAAGTCTCCTGCTGAAAAAATGCGGGAAACTTTAAAGAATGCAAGTACCGGTGAACTTTTTGCTGCTCAATTCATGGGAGGTAGCCAATAAAATGGATATCATAAAAGCTTTGAATGAAGCAACAGATAGTGCTGGTGGATTCGTAGTACCAGAAGAATTGTCTAATAGGCTTTTGGCTTTAGTCCAAAGGAACAGTGTACTCTTCCCAGATTTGGATGTTAGACAAATGAATTCCTTGACTAAGTTAATACCTACAGTTACTGATGGTACAACTGCGAGATGGCCTGGGGAATTGGGAACAATTACCGCAAGTCAGACTGCCTTTGGAAGAACTACTTTAACTGCCAAGAAAGTTGCAGCTCTAACCGAAGTTTCAAGTGAAGAACTTGAAGATGCGATTATAGACGTTGCAGATCATTTGACAGAACAGATGGCAAAAGATATGACTCTGGCTGTTGAAGATAGAATGTTTAATGGTACTGGTGGGATATTTACTGGGCTTAGAAATACTGGTTCATTAGTTAATTCTAATGCTGTAAGTGCAAAAGGTGATAACATTACTGCGACTGGTGCTGATGGGACTGGTTCCACAGTTACAGGTGCATATATTAGTTTGAAACCTATTGTTCAAGCAGTTACAGAAGTTTTGAAAGACAATCATGAACAACCTGATGTTTCATTTTGGATTCCTCGAACAATCGGGAGTCTTCGTTTACTTACCGATGGTAATTCAAGGCCAATCCTTGATGAAACAACTTTTGGAAGTCCATTAGTTAAGGAAGGTGTTTTTGGTACAATCTATGCAACGAAGGTTAAATCCACAACTGTTCTCCCTATAGATCTGACTTATGGGACTGGAACTACAAGCGCAACTGATGCGATTGTAGCAAAATCTGGTAAGTTTGCATATATGGGTCAAAGAAGGGGAATGAAGTTCAATACTGATTATGATATTGATCTTGATAAGTGGAAATACCAGGCAACTGCAAGATTTGCTTTCGCTCTCAAATACGGTGAAGCATACTGTGTAATAAGGGCTATTTTAGATTAGTCCTAAATTTTATTTTATTTTTTTTATTTTTCAGTTTGTCGAAGACAAAACTAAAAGACGAAGTCAAAAAATGTCAATAATTACACCACAAGAATTATGGAATGAATTAGGCAAAGATGCCTTTACAAAAGTTAGAAATGAAATTGTGGGAACAGGAAATGGCACAACTTCTGCAAGGGCTTTAGATCACGATAATATTATTACTGGAAGCGATGTTCTTTATACAGATGGGAATGTTGTAACGACCTCAGCATATACAATAGATTTGGATGATGGAAATATTTCTGGATTAACAGTCGGAAACGATGTAACTTTAAGCGCAGATTATAATTATGGAGACTTAGATAATACAACTATTCAAAGTATTTTAGATAAGGTTGATGCAGATGTAAAAAAAGAAACAGGAAGAACTTTTGTGAAAACAACAGGAACAATAGAATACATTGATGTAGAAACAGGTGATACAGAATTTTATTTAAAAAATTTTCCAGTAATTACAATTTCTGAAGTTGCCATAAATCAAAGTGCAGTTACAGATTCTCCAGACTGGAAAGTTTTAACAGAAGGATTAGGCAATGATTATATTTCAAATACTGATGATCTACTTGATGGGAGAATAAAAATAATTGATAATAAACCTTCAGCAGGAGAAGATAGGATAAGAGTAACTTATGATCATGGATATGAAACTGCAGATATTCCTGAATTAGTAAAAGAATTGACTGTGCTGAAAGCACAATGGAGGATGGCAAAATCATCAATCTACAAATCAATATTTAAAGGCAATGACAATTTTACTCCTGTCAAACTCGATGAGTTGCAGAAGGATATACAAAGAATTGTTGATGAACTTAAAGTAGTAAATATTGATAGAATATAAATTCACGAAGTGAAAAAATGGATCAAACAAATTTATTTTCAGAACCTTTTAACATAATTAAAAATTTCTTAGTAAAGAATATAACTGATCCACGAGGAAGATATAAAACAAATTTTATACACGCAAGTATGCCCCAAATAAATAATAAAGGATTTGATGGTTATCCTTTTATAATTATTTCGAATGATGTTTCTGAAGATGGAGATAATATGTCTATGGATGGACAGACTTCAAATAAAATATTTAGGATACAATTAAGGATAATGTCGGACCAACCAACACATATCGATTCTATTTCAGATCAAATAGGGGAGAAATTTAAGGATGAAGCATTATTAACAGAATTTGGAGCAAAAGAATTAGCAAGTTCTCCTATTGATTGGGATTTAGATGTTAACGGAAAGAAAATTTTATTTAGGAATATTGGATTTATATTCCAGGAGAGAATCTGATGCCAGTTCAAGTTCAAATTGAAGGAGTAGAAAGAACAATAAGAAATTTAGGAAGATATCAAAGATTAATTTCATTATCTTCTAAAAGGAATGTTGTTTTATTAGGTGATGATGTAGTTAGACAATTATCTTCTAAATTTCCAGAATTAAAAATATCAGGACAATATTTTGATAAAAATAATGAATATTGGATTTCATTTCAGGCAGAAGGAAAAACATTAAAATGGATAAAATGTCCAACAAGTAATTTATTTTATACAAGAAAAAGAATAGAAGGTTCTCAAGAATTTAGATCAGATGTAAATGAATTAAATGTACCCGATGTTCCAAAATTAGCGAAGCAAATTGCAGATGAACTCTCAAAGAAAATTAGAATTTCTATTCGGGAGATACTGAAATGAAGAAAGAGGAAGTAAGACAATATCAAAAAGAATGGAGACAAGAAAATAAAGAAAGATTTAAAGAACTTAGAAAATCTTGGAAAGAAAAAAATCCAATTAAATGGAAACAAATTTCAACAAAATATAAAAAGAAAGTCAAAATAAGAGAACGTAAATTAGACAATCTTAGACAAAATACTCGAAGAAAATATGGAAGATTAAAAAAAGGTTTTCAGTATCATCATCCAAGACCATATAGTGTTGATAATTTTATAATTGTTGAAAGTGGAATCCACCAGTTCCTTCATAGTCATCAAAGAGAAAGGGAGATGATGGTGTTTAAGGCATCGAAACCGTTACGTAAATTAGGAGGAAAATCTTATGGCAATAAATCGTAAAGCATGGTTTAACAAAGCATTTATTACAATCCAGCAAAAAGGTGAGACTGAAGTACAGATGACTGCAAAGACTACAAGTCTTGGAATTTCTGGAGGAGGATTTGATATTGAAACTATCGATACTTTTGCAG